CATGCAAGAGAATTCCTAACAAATTGTCAGAAAAGTGCTCATTTGGCACATGATAGGGCGGGTGAGTCGCCGGTGTGCCGTATGTGTCGTGGATTTTGGGGGCGATGGCACATGGGTAAGGCGCTGAGCCTTAAGGCTTTTTGCTGAAATGTGTCAAATGTGTTGTTTTAAAGTGTTCAATAGAGATGAATATCAGTCTTATATAAGACTGGTGTTGTACGGTAATGCTTTACCGTATACGGAGCGACTGAAAAGTGGGTGCAGAAGTGGCACATTGACACATGCGGCCCCACAATCCGAGCGCATTCAGCCCCAACATGTGTCATATGTGCAGGATGTGCCCTGTGTTTTTGGATGCACATATGGCACATGCGCTCTTTTGGCCTGTTTGACCGCTCGTTTGCCCGCACGACCTCAAATTGGGTGCGCATCCTGCCCATGCTGCACATATGTGCCATGTGTGCCATCTGTCTGCGTGACACATCTTGCACATGGTGATGGCAGGTCGGCGACACGCCCGACACGCCCGACACGCCCGACACGCTGACAGCCGCACGCTGATGGCAGGGCGCACCGTGCATTTTGACCCCCCGGGTAGGGCCGGCGCAGGTCGGCGTCAGTTACGGGAGGGGCCACAAAAATTTTGATGTTAAATTGACAACTGTACGGCTATCCTTTACAAAAATTTTGATAAAAGTTATATGGCAATCCCTTACAATCTTCACAAGACCCGCGAAAACTGCTATAGAAAACGTATGATGCTATCTATTCCAAATTCGACGCGACAACTGCGCGCAACCGAACAGCGATTGCAGGCGATCTATGACGCTGCCGCGCTAGGACTCAAAGGCGACGCATTGGCCCTGGCTGCGGGTATGCTGCCTACTGAATACCGGCAGTTGTGCCAGATGGATCCGATTGCGGAAACAGCCGCGCTAAAGGGCAAAGCCGACGCTGAAGTGCGACTGGCTAAGGTGATGCACAACGCAGCGATGGAGGGCGACACCAAAGCGGCACTGGCGATCCTTCAGAACCGCCATGATTGGACGCCCAAGCAAGAGATCAACGTGGATGTACATACGCGCATCTCGATCACGCAGGCGCTTCAAGCCGCGCAAGAACGTGTCATTGATGGCGAGGTCTTACGGTAATGCAGAAGCCCATCTATTCGTCTGAAGATGAACAGACACTAATGACGCGGCTCTGGTCGCCACAAGTTGCGCAGGATCCCGAAGCGTTTGTATTGTTCGCCTTTCCGTGGGGGCAGCCGAACACGCCCTTGGCTAAGTTCAGCGGCCCGCGTAAATGGCAACGAGAGGTCTTAAGATCTATTGGTGCGCATATCAAAGCAAACCAAGGCAAGATTCAGATGGATACCCTCCGGCAGGCGGTGTCTAGCGGGCGGGGTATCGGCAAGTCGGCCTTGGTCAGTTGGTTGATCTTGTGGATGATGACAACGCGTATTGGGGCGACGGTTATCGTTAGCGCCAACAGTGAAGCGCAGCTACGCTCAGTTACATGGGGCGAACTGTCCAAGTGGGCGGCAATGCTTATCAACGCGCATTGGTGGGAGATCTCGGCGACCAAACTGCTGCCGGCGCAGTGGCTTACCGAACTAGTGGAGCGCGACCTGAAGAAGGGCGCGCGCTACTGGGCAGCGGAGGGCAAGCTGTGGTCGGAAGAAAACCCGGACAGCTACGCGGGGGTGCACAACCACGACGGCATGATGTTGATATTCGACGAGGCATCCGGCATACCGGACGCTATCTGGTCGGTGGGCGCTGGCTTCTTCACTGAGAACATTTTGGATCGGTATTGGTTCGCGTTTAGCAACCCACGGCGCAATACGGGGTACTTCTTCGAGTGTTTCAATAGCAAACGTAACTTCTGGAATACGCGCAACATTGATGCACGTACAGTTGAAGGAACGGACAAGCAGGTCTATGAGCAGATCATCGCGGAGTACGGCGAGGATTCCAGCCAAGCGCGGATTGAGGTGTATGGTGAGTTTCCCAGCGCGGGCGAAGATCAGTTCATCTCGCCCGTATTAGTCGATGAGGCGCAGGCCAGGCCCAAGTATCAGGACACTAGCGCGCCGATCATTGTGGGGGTGGATCCTGCGCGGAGCGGCGCTGACTCGACGGTCATACTGGCGCGGCAGGGCCGGGACATCATCTCGATCAAACGCTATCAGGGCGAGGACACCATGACAATCGTGGGTCGGGTCATTGAGGCGATTGAGGAATTCCGGCCTGCGCTGACGGTGATCGACGAAGGTGGGTTGGGCTACGGCATTCTGGATCGGCTGACTGAGCAACGGTATAAGGTTCGGGGCGTCAATTTCGGTTGGAAATCGTCCAAACCTATTATGTGGGGTAATCGACGGGCTGAAATGTGGGGTGCGATGCGCGAATGGCTGAGAACTGCTAGTATTCCCACGGATCGGCAGTTAAAATCAGATCTTATTGGCCCTACCAAGCGCCCTGATTCCAAAGGCACTATCTTTTTGGAAGGCAAAAAGGAGATGAAAGCCCGAGGATTGGCTTCTCCTGATGCGGCTGATGCGCTGGCGGTGACGTTTGCATTCCCTGTAGCGCACAAAGAGTATGCTGATAAAGATAGACCGCGCACTTATCAAGGTAACAGCGTTATCAATTCATGGATGGGTGCTTGATATGCCGCTGAAGAAATCTGCCAGTAAGAATGCGTTTGCAAAAAACGTGAAAACCGAAATGGCCCACGGCAAACCGCAAAAGCAAGCCGTTGCCATCGCGTATAGTGTCCAGCGTAAAGCTGCGGCACCTAAAAAGGGTAAGTAATGGCGAAGCACGACAAAGAACTGCTCTCAACTGCCCGCGACCGCCTGAATCTGGCGATTTCGGCGTATTCCGAAAGCCGCGAGGATGAGTTGGACGACTTGCGGTTCTTTGCTGGCTCGCCGGACAACCACTGGCAGTGGCCCGCAGACGTTCTAGCGACCCGTGGTGCTGTTCAAGGGCAGACGATCAACGCACGCCCTTGCCTCACCATCAACAAGCTGCCACAGCACGTTAAACAGGTTACAAATGACCAGCGCCAGAACCGCCCTGCGGGAAAAGTCATTCCTGCTGACGACAAAGCCGACATTGAAGTCGCTGAAATCTTCGACGGCATTGTCCGGCACATTGAGTACATCTCAGACGCCGATGTTGCTTATGACACCGCTTGTGAGAATCAGGTTGCGTATGGCGAAGGCTACATCCGAATCCTGACCGAATACTGCGACGAAAACACGTTTGACCAAGACATCAAGATTGGGCGAGTTCGCAACAGTTTTTCGGTCTATATGGATCCGATGATCCAAGACCCCTGCGGCGCTGACGCCAAGTGGTGCTTCATCACCGAGGATATTAGCAAAGACGACTACGAACGCATGTTTCCGAATGCTTCGCCGGTCACAACTTTGCAGCAGATGGGCGTGGGCGATCAATCGGTCAATCAATGGCTGAACGAAAACACCATTCGGATTGCCGAATACTTTTACCTTGATTATGAGCCTGCCACGCTGAATATGTACTACGGCGGCACCACGGCGCTTGAAGGTTCGCCTGAAGATAAGCAGATGAAGTCAATGGGCATGAAGCCTATCAAGACTCGCAAAGTCGATCAAAAGAAGGTCAAGTGGTGCAAGATCAACGGCTACGAGATTCTTGAAGAACAAGATTGGGCCGGTAAGTACATCCCTGTTGTGCGCGTAGTAGGCAACGAGTTTGAGGTAGATGGCCGCATCTATCTGTCCGGCCTTGTGCGCAACGCCAAGGACGCGCAGCGCATGTATAACTATTGGGTTAGCCAAGAAGCCGAAATGCTGGCACTGGCACCCAAAGCGCCGTTCATTGGTTATGGCGGTCAGTTTGAAGGCTACGAGAACCAGTGGAAAACTGCCAACACTCAGAATTGGCCGTATTTGGAAGTCAATCCTGACGTTACAGACGGTCAAGGACAGACTCTGCCACTGCCGCAGCGCGCCATGCCTCCTATGGCTCAAACAGGCTTGATTCAGGCCAAGATGGGCGCTTCTGAGGACATCAAATCGACAACTGGACAGTATGACGCCAGCCTCGGAATGATGGGCAACGAACGCTCTGGGCGGGCTATCCTGGCGCGTGAAAAGCAGGGCGATACGGGCACTTATCACTATGTTGATAACTTGGCTCGCGCAGTGCGTCATGTAACGCGTCAGTTGGTCGATATTATCCCCAAGATCTACGATACGCAGCGAATTGCACGCATCATCGGGTTGGACGGTGAGACGGACATGGCTTCAATTGACCCAACTCAACAAGAGCCGGTCAAAAAGATCGTCGATGAAGCTGGCGTTGTGCTGAAAAAGATCTACAACCCCAGCATCGGCAAATACGACGTGTGCGTGACCACTGGCCCAAGCTACATGACCAAGCGTCAAGAAGCAATGGACGCCATGAGCCAGATCCTGCAAGGCAACCCAGAGTTGTGGGCTGTGGCTGGTGATTTGTTCGTTAAAAACATGGATTGGCCCGGCGCAGAAGAAATGTCTGCTCGTCTGCGCAAGACAATTGATCCGAAGTTGTTGGATGATGGCGACAAATCGCCGGAGTTGCAAGCTGCTGAACAGCAAATGCAGGCAATGGGTCAAGAACTTGACCAATTGCACCAGATGCTGCAAAACGTCAGTAAGTCGATGGAAGCGCGCGACATTGAGATTAAAGAGTTTGATTCCAAAGTCAAAGCGTATCAAGCCGAAACACAGCGGATTAGCACAGTTCAAGCAGGCATGTCGCCCGAACAAATCAGTGATATTGTTATGGGAACGGTTGCGGGGATGATTACATCAGGTGATTTGATGGGTGAGATGCCAGGACAAGAATTGCCGGGTGAGGAAATGCAACCACAAGCGATGATGCCTGAGCAGATACCGCAATCAATAGAAGGAATGCAATGAAACCCGCCGATTTTGTTGGTCTACTATTCCTTGGCCGCGACGTTGCCCACTCGGTGCATCTGAACACCCGCAGCTTTGCCAAACACATGGCTTTGCAAACGTTCTATGAAGAGATTGTCGGGTTGGCAGATTCGTTTGCCGAGGCGTATCAGGGTAAGCATGGTTTGATTGGCGGGATTACGCTGCAACCCGCCAAAAAGACGGCTAATATCGTAGAATTCCTGCAAGATCAAATGGATGAAATTGAAGCAAACAGGTATAAAGTAGTCGATAAGGACTGCACCGCCATCCATAACATCATTGACGAAATTGTCGGGCTTTACCTCTCGACGCTATACAAACTGCGCTTCTTGGCGTAAAGGGGGTATTAAATGGAACTTCTTAGACCTTGCATGGACGCTTCTTACCCTGCCAGAAGCGTAGCCTATACCGGCACTGCTGGTGTTACTGGCACGTGGCCTGCTGGCCCCCAAGGTGTGCTGGTATGGTGCACAACAGACGCTTACATCCGCGTGGGTGAAGGTGTTACTGCAACTACTGCCGATACGCCTA